GGTCTTCGGCGTGAGCGACCGTCTGATTGGGTTGGTGGCTGCCGATGTGCCGGTGGTGCAGTACCGCGGCCGCTCGCAGCGCTGCCGCATCAAGAAGGTCGAGGTGATGGACGGCTGGCAGCGCCTCACCTGCCAGCGCGATCGGCAGAGCGCCTACACCGCCGAGGTGCAGCCCATCCCGACGGCGCCGGTCACCAATCCGCCTTCCACCATCGTGGGCGCCACGCGCTTCGCGTTCCTCGACATCCCGGCGCTGACGCAGGCCGGCGACGTCCTGAGCTACCACCTGGCGACCAGCGGCGAGGTGCCGGCATGGCGCGGCGCGGCCATCGAGCGCGCGGACATTGGCGGCACGTTCGGCCTGATCGCCACGGATGGCACCGGCGCCGTCATGGGCACGCTCACGGCGACGCTGCCGCTGGCCAGCGAGTTCTACCCCGACGAATCGAACGCCATCGTGGTGCAGCTCGCCCGGGCCGATGACGAGCTGGAAGCCATCAGCCGCGAGCAGTGGCTGAGCCGCGGCAATGCCGCCGCACTGGTGCGCGCCGACGGCACGGCCGAGGTGGTTCAGTTCCGCGAGGCCGTCGAAACCACGCCCGGCACGTGGCGGCTCACAGGCCTGCAGCGCGGCCGGCTCAACTCCGGCGCCAGCGCCCATGCGGCCGGCACAGTGTTCGTGCTGCTGGATGGCGCCTTGGTGGTGCAGACCGGCAGCGAGCGCATCGGCGCCACGCTCAGCCACCGCGCCTACAGCATCGGCAACGACCCCACCACGGCCGCGGCGCAGGCCCGCGCCTGGACGGCCCGCAGCCAGCGTGAGTGGCCGCCCATCATCGAGAGCGCGGTGCGTACCGGCGACAGCCTCGCTGTGACTTGGACGCCGCGCCACCGCTTCGGCAGCGAAGAGACCCCGGTGGCATCGAGCCACTTCGACGGCTGGCAGGTGGACGCCACCAGCGGGGGCACCACCCGCACGGCCACCGTGATCACGCCTTCGGTCGCCATCGACGTGGCCGGCTTGGCCAACCCCATCACCGTCACCGTCCGCGGCCGCAACCGGCTCGCGGGCTTGGGTGACCCTGCCACGAGGATCGTCCCTTGAGCGCCATGTTCCCGCTGCCCGTCTGGATTCAGGGCACGACCCAGCCCAGCACGCCCGTCAACGACAGCTTTCTGCGCACCGAGGTGCTGGCTCGCGGGGCGACGAGCATCCTCAGCACGCCGCCCGCCTCGCCCGCCGATGGCCAGGTTCACATCCTCGGCGCGACGCCGACCGGCGCGTGGTCGACCTTCGCGCAGAACGACGTGGTTCTGTGGCGCTCCGGCACTTGGTATCGCTTCGCCCCGTTCTTCGGCTGGTTGAAGCAGGTGGGCACCGAGGTGCGCCGCTTCGACGGTTCGGCTTGGGTGGTGGTGACTGGCGGCGGTGGCGCGGCTGCGCGTGATGCCGTCACGGCGCTGAGCACTTCGGGATCGGTAAACGTCGACTGTTCGCTCGGCGATTTCTTCACCCTGAACCTGACGGGCAACGTCACGGCCCTCACGTTCACCAACCTGCCTGCGACTGGACGCGCGGTGTCGCTGGCCATCCGGATCCGTCAGGACGCGACAGGCGGCCGCACGTTCGCGCTGCCCACCAGCTTCCGCGCCACGGCAGGCAGCGACACCGCGATCCAGACCGCGAGCAACGCGTGGACGCTGCTGACCATCACCACGTTCGACCAGGGCGCGCGCTGGGAATACACCATGCGCGGGGTGGCCGCGTAATGCTCGCGCTCACGCAAGGGATGATGAGCCTCGGCGCTTCGGGCGGCGGCGGTGTTTCTGCACGCTATTGGCGATTCTTCGTGACGCAGCTTGACGGCGGCGGAAGCGCCCATTCGTGCGCTGAACTCCAGTTCAGAAGTGTGCCTGGAGGGCCGAGTATCGCAACCGGGGGAACAGCCGCGGCTAGCTCCGTTTTCGGCTCGCTCGTCCCGTCTTTCGCGTTCGATGGCAACCCTTCGACGATCTGGAGCGGCGCCAGTGGAACAGGCGTTCCCGCTTGGCTTTCCTATGATTTCGGATCGCCGGTGTCCGTCGCGGAAGTTGCGTACACGGGAAGGTCGGATGGCCTGTTAGGTCAATACCCTCGAGATTTCGAGATTCAATACAGCAGCGACAACGCGGCTTGGACAACGCTTTGGAGCGTCGCCGGTCAAACGTGGTCTTCCGCTGGCGAAACGCGTGTCTTTACGCGTCCTTGAATAGCTCTCCGACTTCGCCGCTTACGGACTTGTGACCATGCGCCTTCTCACCTTCCTCCGCCGCCACATCGAGGTGTCGGCCATCGTCCCCGCGCTGCTGGTGCTGCTCGCCGCGGCGTGGGCTTTCACCTGGTATCGCGGCCAGCCGGCGCTCGAGGTGGGGCCCATCCTCACCGACTACCTGGTGGGCCTGCTGCCGGTCGCGCTGCTGGGCTACCTCGCGTGGCGATTCAAAGCGGAGTACTGGTACGACCTCGACGCCGAGGCCGAGAAAGACCTGCACGAGCGCGCCGCGAACGGCAACAAGAACGCGCTGTGGGTGATCGTGAAGGATCGCCTCGAATGGCTGGTGATGTTCGGGGTGCTGTACTTCGCCTTCAGCAGCTTCGCGGGCGCTACCACGCCGGCCACGCAGTGCACGCGCGACTTGCTGGTGCGGTGGGAGATCACCAGCCAGCAGGCCTACGTGCGGCGGTACCAGTCGCCGATCTGGCCGGGTGGGGCGAGCGGCATCACTTGGGGCGTGGGGTACGACGGCGGCCACCAGTCGGCGCCGACGATCCTGCGCGAGTGGTCGGCGCACGCCGCCGCGCCGCGCCTCTCGACGACGGCCGGGGTGATCGGCGAGCCGGCCCGGGCTGCGTTGCCGCGCTATCGCGACATCGTGGTGCCCTGGGCCATGGCCGTCGACGTGCTGGAGGCCAGCAGCATTCCCCGGTACCGAGCAGCTGCTCGGCGCGCCTACGGCCGCCACTTCGACGCCGCTCCGCCGGGCGTGCAGTGCGCGCTGACTTCCGAGACTTACAACCGCGGCGAGGCCATGGCCGGCAGCCGCCGCGTGCATCGGCGCGAGATCCGCGACGTGTGCCTGCCCGCCGGCGACGCCGAGTGCACGGCCCGCCAGCTTCAGGCGAGCTGCAGCGTCTGGGCGAACGACACCAAGAACGGGCCCGGGCTATGTGCCCGGCGGCGCGCTGAGGCGCAGGCGGCGAGGGCAGGGGCATGAACGACGAAACCAACCGGAGAAAGGCAGGGGCCATGGAACGTCACTTTCAGACCATCGCATTGGCGCTCATCACGGCGGGGCTGATTTGGGTGGGGGGCACCCTGCAGACCATGTATGACGCGCAGATCGAGCAGCGCGTCGCGATGGACGAACTGAAGGCCGAGGTGAAGGACGTGCGCACGCAGCTGGCCCAGCTGCCCACGCAGCGCGAGATCGACGCCAGGCTGGAGTCGATCAATCGCCGCCTTGATGCCCTGGAGGCCCGCCGATGAGCGCCATCGTCGCTTTCCTTGGGGTGCGCGGCACGGTGGTCGCCGGCATCGCCCTGGTGCTGGCCCTCACCGCGGGCGTGCAGACGGCCCGGCTGTGGAAGCTGCAGGCAGAAAGCGCCGACGCCGCGGCCCAGCTCACGATCGCCCGCGGCGCCAACGAGGCTTGGCAGGAGGCGGCAGACGCCGCCGAGGCCGAGCGCGAAAAGGCCGAAGCCGCCCGCAAACGGCAGGCCGAGCAGGCCGCAGACGCTATCGCCGCCGCGGAGCGCGAGAAGGACAAGGCCGAGCGGGACCTCGCCGACTTCCGCACGAACTGGGGCCGCCGGCCGCCGTCCTGCGCTATTGCCCTGACTCAGATGGAGGCCGCATGCGCTGCATCGCTCTCGGACTATTGACCCTCGCCCTGGTGGGCTGCGGCCGCACCGTGGTCGAGCCCCGGATCGTCTACGTCGACCGCACGGTGTACGTGGAGGTGCCGGCGGCCCTCACCGACGCCCACCCCATCGCCGAGGGGCCGCTGAGCCATTGCCCGGTGGTGGCCGCCGCGCGGAAGGCCGAGCTGGAGGCGTGCAACGCCGACAAGGCCGCCATCCGCCGCATCGAGGGCGGGGCGGTGCCGGAAAAATGATGACGAAAAGTCATAAGCGAACACTTGCGCATAGGCACATTGTGCCTTATTCTACTCCCATGCCAGCCACCCCGGCGAGGCGAAACAGGAGATAGACCATGAACACCACTCAGGAAGCAGTTACCGCCGCAGTTCAAAAAGTCGCTGGCCCGGCGTGGGTTGCTCGCTGGAACCGCACGCACGTTGAAGTGCGTGGCGACGCAAAGTTCAATCGTGGAAAGTCCGTTCGTGTCGAGTTCGACGACGCTGAGCGATGCGAAGGCGCGGCGCTTGTCGGCTCTGCCGGTGGGCTCGGTGGCGGCATCGTGCTGGCGGCCATCGCGGCGACCGACCCAGAGCACGCCCGCAGCCTCATCAATGGATTTGAGGACGCGGCTGAGCGCGAAGAGCTTCTCTTTCAGGTGTTTGGCGAAGAATGAACCAGCCCGACGCGTCCCAGCACAACCCAGCCCCGGAGTATCTCCGGGCGCTGGTGGAACGCAGCGGCCTGAGTCAGCGCGCTGCCGCCCAGCGTATCGGCGTGAGCGAGCGGGTAATGCGCTACTACCTCGCCGCCGAGGGGTCGGATGGCTGGCGGGCGGCTCCGTACACCGTGCAGTACGCGCTTGAGGCGCTGGCGGGCAAGGGCTGAACGAACTGTTCGACAATTCCGAAGGGTTGCCGCTCCCCCCCCCAACCGCCCCGGCCCTTGAGCAAGGTCGAAGCTGTGCCGGGCACTTCGAAAGGTGTGGGGAAACGACGAAAAACCCCCGCAGAAAACGAGAGTTCGGCGGCTGACTGGTGGGAAGTCTTTCGACGGTAACGCACTGATTAAGGGGCATTTTGTAGGTGCCTTTTAACTAGTTGGTCGATGGTTCGAATCCATCACGGCCCACCACTTCAATCAGTACCTTAGCCGCGTCGACTGCGTGCGATTGGGGAAACGATTGGGAAAACTACGCGCTACTCGATCGGCTTCGCCGTCGGCACGCTGAGGTCGTAGACGTCGAGCATCTGGGCCGCCCGATGGCCGCTGGCGAGTTGCTTGTCGGCGCGAGTGCCAGGGCGCTCGGTGATGCCTTTGCGCTTGAGGTCGTGCGGCGAGAAGCGCTGCTCTGGCGTGATCACGCCCTCGGCCATGGCGAGGTGCACAAAGCGCTGCCACGCGGTGTCGAAGCTGGACTTCCGGAGCGCTTCGCCGCCCTGGGAAACGATCAACGGGCGCAGCTCGGCGCGCATCGGTACCGGCCGGCGCGAGGCATCCCAGACGGCCGTGCGGTAGGCGATGGCGGCGTCCCAGGCGGCGCGCAGCGCGGGTGTCCACTCCCACCGCGTCGACCGGCTGCCCTTGCGACGGTTCGTGACCAGGTGTTCCGCCGTGGCGTCGGCGTCGGTGAGGTCGAGCACCTCGATGCCGCGCAGGTGGCAGCGGTAGGCGATCTCCATGGCCACCCACAGGTACGGCGCGACCGAGCCCTTTGTGTGCGCCTGCAGCGCGCCGCGCTCGCGGGCGAAGTTCAGCAGCGCCACGTAGGCGTCGTGGTCCGGCAGGCGGCGCTTCGGCCGCAGCTTCGGCGCCTCGAGGCTGGCGGCGGGGTTTGCCTGGGCATGGCCGCGGTTCACGGCCCAGCGCAGCACGCGCTTCATGTAGCCCAGCGACTGCGATGCGGTGCGCGGGTGCTCGGCGCCGATGGCGTCGACCACGCGCTGCAGGGCGGGTGGCGTGAGCCGGCGAAGGTCGAGATCGCCGAGCGGCGCGCCGATCTTCGTCTTGAAGTCGCACAGCACGTCGCGGCAGTAGTCGTAGCTCTTCCGGGTGCTCGGCGCGAGCTGGCGGAAGTCGGGCGACTCGCGAAACAGCGCGCAGACGCCCCGCAGCGTGCCGGTGTCGACGCCTCGCCGCTGCTCGATGATGGTGTGCAGGTCGCTCAGGCGCGCCGCAGCGCCCGCCACGGTGCGCTTGCGGGGCCTGCCGCCCTCGGGGTGCGGATCCAGCACGTACCAGCGGCCGCGCTCCCAGTAGACGCCCTTGGGCAGGGCGGCTTGGTCGATGTGCGCGGGGATGCTCGGGTTGTGCTGGCGGGCGCGGGGCATGGCTACACGATGTCGTCTGGACTGTAGGGCTGTCCATCGTTGGCCGGCAGCCCGCCGCCGGCGGCGTTGATCAGGTCAACGGTGGTCCAGACGCCCCCCCGGCCGTAGAAGTACCGGATGCCGGCTTTCTTCAGGCAGCGCTCGACGTCGGCCAGCCGGGCATAGCCGGTGGTGGCCTTCAGGTCGTCGAAGGTGACCAGGGCGCGGACCATGTCAGCCGGTGACGCCCAGCTTCGCCCAGGTCATCGGGCCCGGCTTGCGCTTCGCGCGGCTGTAGCGCGCGACGGCTTTGGCCTTCTCGGTGCGCATGCGTGCGGCGAGTTGATCGGCGGTGAGGTACTGGCCCTCGATCAGGTACAGGCCGGCCACCTTGGCGCCGCCGCGGCGGGCGGAGTTGCGTTGTTCTGCGGATGGGCGGAGCAGGTTCGCGAACGCCTTGCTCATTGGGCACCTCGGGCCGCGTCGATGGCCGGCATCGCGTTGATCGTCACAGTCATGCCGGAGGTGTCGGGGCCTCGGCTAACAACGTCCAGCGCGATGCCCATTTTGTGCGCGAGCTTTAGCTGCTCGTCCGCAACCGCCCGCGCCGCTTCGCAGTCACGACGCCATGTATAGACCGCCTTCTCAAGCTCGGCCACCTCCGCGCGCGCGGCTCGCAGGTCATCGACGGCTTGAAGGGCCGCGCCGCGCTCGGCCTCTGCCGTTGCGACAGCTTCAAGCGCCAAGGATCGGTCAACCTTCAAGCTATCGCGCTCGGCCTCAAGCTCCGCGATGCGCTTGGCGTGCGACAGCGCAGCCTCCTCGGCGCACAATGCCTCGTCTTGCCAGTGGCGAATGCGGGCGTCGGCTTCGCTGGCCCTGTAGTAGCTGCCGCTCTCGGTGTCGATGACGACAATCGACGGCGTGCCGTCAAGCTCACGCCACAGGTAGGGCTGGCATTTCGTCAGTGGCTTCACGGCTTCACCTCCGGCGGCTCGGATCGGTTCACGGCATTGACCATTCCGCTTGCTGCATCGGCCCATCGGCCCGCATTGCATCGGTCGGACAGCACGCACTCACGCGCCTTGGTCAGCAGTCGGTGGCGCCTGTCGATTTCGAAGGCGCGCGCAACCCATTTCTCAAGCGCCTTGGCGCTTGCGTAGGAAATCAGGATCAGCGCGCAGAACAGAATGGCGAGAATCACGACTCCACCCCCTTCACCGCCGCGAGGGCGGCGCGTGCGACCTTCTGATATTCCGCCTCAGTGGCATTGACGCGGGCGATCCACTCCAACGCCTCCACCACCCCGGCCTGCGCGCCCTGTAGCTCGGCGATTCGGCGAAGCAACGACTCTTGGCTCAGGGGTTCGGCCTGCGCGTTCAGCGCGGCGGCGATGCGCTCTGCCTCCGCGATTCGCTCGGCTTCGGTGTCTGCCTCGGCGCGCGCAATCGGCCACACGGAGCGCAGGCCGTTCTTGTTCAGGCGGTACACGCCGCCCTGATATGCCTCGTATCGCTTGTTCACTTGCCCACCCCCAGCGATGCGCGGATGCGCTCGAATGCGGCTTCGGTGACACTGCCCGGATACCTCGCGGCGTGTTCCTTTACCGCCAAGCCGACAAGCTCGACATCCTCCGCGCTGGCCTGCGGGCTGGGCTGCGGGGCCTGCTTGCCGGTTCCGCCACACTGTTCGCAGTCGAAAAGCTCGGGCACTCCGTCAATCGTTCCGGTGCAAACGTCGCCGGTTCCTTTGCACTTCTGGCAGCGAGCGGCCTGCGGCTGCGGGGCACCAGTCACACAGTCGCCAGCCTCAAGGTACTGACTAGTCGTGCCGTCCGGCCAATGCACCAGCACGCCGTCACCGTAGCGTTCGACGCGCGGCTCGGCCTGCGGCGCGGCGAGCATCGCCTCGGCCACGAAGGCGCGGGCGGCGTCGATGACCTTGTCGGTATGCGGATCGTGATCTGGGGCGAGCGCCGGGTGCAAGGCATCGAACTCGGCGATTGCATCCGCGAGTCGCGTGTAGGCGCTCACTCTGCTTTTCCCTCGATCAGTTGCCCGCGGCCCGGCGGCGGAAGCGCCGGCGCCTTGAGCACCTCGGGCAGTTCGCTCATCAGGCCGGCTTCGCGGCGGAAGTCGAGCTCGACCTTCACGTTGTTGGTGAACGTCTGCGCGAGGCCGGAGATCGCGCGGGCGCGGTCGAGCGCCTCGGGCGTGACCTTCGGGTCCTTCAGCTCTTCCATCATCGCGACCAGGTGGTCACGCACGTTCTGCATTCGGTTCTGCGTCATGGGCTTTCGTCCTGTTGCGGATCTTCCGGTTCAGCGCTCCGCGGAGCTGGATGAGCTGGCTCACTTCGGGCGGGAGGTTGTGGTGGGTGTTCCGGCGCATCAGCTCGGCGCGGGTGATCAGCTCGAGGCCGTCGACGGTGATTCGCGCGAGTTCCGAGCTGCGACGGCCGGGGCGGAACACCACGGCATGGCCTGGAGGCACCGGGCCGTGCGCGGCTTCCCACACAAGGCGATGCACGCCCACCCAGCGGCGCGCCGGCGCGAGGCTGCGGTCGTCGGTGGTCTTCTGCTCGAGGTAGCCGTCGTGGTTGATGCGGTAGGTGCCGATCGGCACGTAGTTGCGCGACTCGTGCGCCGGCCGCCCTGGCCTGAACTGGGTGGTCTTGGCCCGACCGCCGGCTTGCCAGCCCTTGCGGCCCTTGTTCCACGGCGTCTGGCCGGCCTTGAAGCGGGTGGTGAGGCCGCGCTTGCCGTCGGTGCGGCCGGAGCGCAGCGCGTCGGCCATGTACTCCGGCGCCTTGCGCAGGCCGAGGCTGTAGGCCTTGTGCGAGACGCAGGACGGGTGCCGGCCCAGCTCGCGGGCGAGGTCGGCCGTCTTCGTGGTGGGGAACTTGCGCCGCAGCTTGCGCAGCTCGGCGGCGGTCCAGTAGCGGCGCGGGGCCATCGGGCGCTTCATGCCGTCCTCCAGCGGATTGAAATGGGGTGGTCCAGCTGTGCCGGCCGAAACCTGCGGCGGACGTCCAGTGCCAATGCCCAAGGGAATCGGCGCGCAACGGCTTGCTGCAGGCGATGCGCCCGCGCGTGCTGCAGGTGGCCACGAAAGCTGGCCAGCTTCGCCTTGACGGCTTCGAGCTCCCGCGGCGTGCACTCGATGGCGCCCTCGCGGACGTGCTGAGCCTCCCAAGCGGCGAGCGACTCGCGCAGGTGGGCCACAACGCGCCGCCGCGTGATGGTGTGCGTGGGGCGGATCACGTAGCCCAGAAAATCGATGCCGTCGCCGAGCGGGCGGATCATCGCGCCGGGCTTCAGCGAGAGCTTAAGCACGCGCCCGAGGAACGCCTCGATGTCGCGCCACCACGCCTCGAGCTGGCTGCGGTCGTGGTGCACCAGCACGAAGTCGTCGACGTAGCGCACGTAGCGCTTCGCGCGCAGAGTTCGCTTGATGAACTGGTCCAGCGGATCGAGGTAGACGTTGGCGAAGAACTGGCTGCTGAGGTTGCCAACCGGCAGGCCGCAGCCGGGCGACGCATTGGCCAGCCGCTTGTGGGGCGGCACCACGGCGTGCTCCGCATCGGTGCCCACCTGGTGCACTCCGGCGGCCAGTGCCGGCCCGCGGAGCAGCGCATGGGCGGCACGCTGGGCATCGAGGTGCAGGCCGGCCGTGCGCGTCACCGGCCGCAGCAAGCCATACAGGGTGGCCCGGTGAATGCTGACGAAGAAGTTGTGGATGTCGAGCTGCAGGAACCAGCCCCCGCCCTGGCCGCTCGCTACCTGGCGGACGAAGCCTTCAACGCGCTGCACGGCCGCATGGCTGCCCTTGCCACGGCGATTCGCGTAGCTGTCGTGGATGAAGCGAGGCTCCCAGATGGCTTCGAGCTGGGGCACCAGCCAGTGATGAACCACGCGATCGGCGAAGTGCGGGGCATGAATCTCGCGGGCCTTCGGGCGGGTCGCGACAAAGCAGGTGCTCGGGCGCGGCCTCCACGTGCCGCTGCGCAGCTCGCTTTCGAGTGCCGCCAGCCCCTCGGCCCATCGCGCATCGAACGCGAGCTGGTCACGGCTGGGCGACTTGCCGCGCCGCGCTTCCTTCCATGCGGCATGCAGGGCGCGAAGGTTCACGCCCTGGGCCGCGGCACCCTCACACTCACCGGCCGGCACCGAACGCACCGCGCGGACGAGGCCGTTGTTGTTGTCGCGGTTGTCGTTGTTGCAATTGCCGTTATTGAAATTGACGTACCAGGCGTGGGACGAGGACCACGCATCCCCGCTCGCTTGCGACCCGTCCGAACGGCCTGTATGGCGGCGCGGCTTCGTCATGCGTTGGCCCCTTGGGTTGAGGCGGAGCGGGTACTCAGTGTGTGGGCACGCTCCCGGGCCGGCGCGGGCTCGGGATTCTGGCCCTTGGGGTGCGAAAGGACTTGCCTGCGCCATCCGCCAGCTTGGCGGCCAAGATCAAGCGCGACGCGCAGCAGGGCCTCGAACTGGTCGAAGCTGCGGAACGCGCGGAGCTGGCTGCCAAGCTGCAGGCTGAGCTTGATGTCGTCGACACCATCCACCAGCGCGGGGAGCAGCACGTGCTGCTGGTCCCTCGCCCGCCACGCCCGATAGCACAGGCGCACCAAGTCGCGGCACTGCTGGCGCAGCTCTTGGCCAAGGCTGTACTTGTGGTAGCGCGGGAACGCGCGTACAGCACGCTCCACCTCAAGCATCAGGCGCTCGGCAAGATTCACGATAGGCGGAAGGTTGGCGGACATGCGGGGCAATCAGAGGGCAGAGTTACTGACCGGCCGGCACCGAACGCACCGCGCGGACGAGGCCGAGGCTGCCGTCGCGGCCGTCGTAGCTGCAATGGCCGAAATCGAAATAGACGCCCCAGGCGCGGGACGAGGACCACGCACAGACCGTGCTGGTCCAGTACCAGTCGCTCTTCGTGTCGGGGAAGAACGTCGTGTCGATGGCCGGGTTGTAGCGCGAGCGATCAACGAGCGCGAGCAGCTCGTGGTCGGTGGGGAGGCGCCAATCGGCGTGGCCAGCCAGCCGCAGCTCGCGGCAAAGGTCTTCCGCCTGGTGCTGGGTGACATCGACCTCAGTGATGGTGGCCTTCGAGAACATCAGTCCCAGCGCGGGCAGGGTGACGGTGCCATCGCCGTTGTCGACGAATCGGGGGGTGTCGCTGTTCATGGGAATCTCCGTGGGCAAAAGGAAAAGGTCACTGACCGGCCGGCACCGAACGCACCGCGCGGACGAGGCCGTAGCTGCTGCCGCGGCCGACGTAGCTGCAATCGCCGAGATAGAAATTGACGCACCAGGCGCGGGACGAGGACCACGCGCAGACGGTGCTGGTCCAGTACCATTCGCTCTTGGTGTCGGGGAACGCGTCGACGTTAATCGCCGGCTGATGGCGGCTGTCGTCAACCAGCGTGATCAGCTCGGCTCGCGTGGGCAGTCGCCAGTCACCGTACGCGGCCAAGCACAGCCCTTCGCAGAGCCTCAACGCGTCGTGCTGGCTGATGCACTTCGGCGTCAGCGTGGCCTTCGACCACTGGAGGCGGTTCACTGTGTCGATGATGGTGCCGTCGCCCTGGTCGACGAAACGCGGGCCGCCGACGGCGCCATCATTGCCGCTGCTCAGGCGAGTGACGTCAATCTGGGCCGTTTCGGGCTGCTGAAGGCTGAGCGCGGCGCCGGTGGTCAGCGCCTCGGTGACTGATTGCAATGCGCCAACGATGGCGCTCGCGGTGGATGAGTTCATGCGGCTTGCTCCGTGGTGGGTGCAGCGGGGGTGGTTCGCCGCTCGCGGCGGCAAATGGCTTTGGTGTCGGGACGTGCGGCACTGAGCGCTGCCTCGAGGTCGAAGCGTTCTGGCACGGCGCCCTTGCGGCAGCGGAGCACCGGGATCCACTCGCCCTGGGCCTGCACGCAAAGCCAGGCGCGCTTGCCGTCGTTCGCCAGCCTCGGGCGGCAGGCCATAGCCTCGACCAGGGCATCGATCTCGGCGCGCATTTCCAGCGCGGTGAAGGCCAGCTCAGCGCGTTCGGCGCTGAGGCGGCGGCCGCGTTCGGTGCTGGGTTCTTCGGGGTGCTGCGCCTCTTCGGCCTCGGTGAGGTAGCGCACCACCTCGAAGTTCTCGGCGCGCAGCAGGCTCAGCGCTTCCTCGGCGCCCGGCCACTGCGCCTGCAGGTAGGCGAAGCGGCCCTTGAAGCCGACGCGCAGGCTCGCGCCCCGGCGGGTGACGATCTCGGCGAGCCGGCGGAAAAAATCGAGCGCCAGCGCGGTGCGGGCGGCCGAGGTCATGCGGCGGCCCCACGCTTCCGATGCTTGGCTTCCTTGCGGCACGCGTCGGCCATGCTCTGGTGCCGCGCTGCGAGGTCGCGGTAGGCCTTCGCGCGCTCGGGGCTGTGGTCCTTGGCGGCAAGGCGCTGGTAGCTGTCGCCCATCGCCTGGTGGTAGCGCTCGGCGATTGCCAGCTCGTCGTCGGTGAGGCCGGCGGGGTCGGTGCTGGCCCTCATACGTCCGCTCCCGCGCGGGCCGCCTTCATGCGCCGCTCCATTTCGCGCAGGGCGCTGATCGACAGCAGGCCGGCGCTCGCCGCCTCGGTCATGAGGTCTTCGGCCAGGCAGTCCGGGTCGCTCGTGCGCGAGACGCCGCGGGCGAAGTACACCTCGGCCGGAAGGTTCTCGTCGTGGTCGTGGAGGCTGACGCGGCCGCTGGTGCGGTTCAGGGCCAGCAGGGTCTTGGCGTTCGTGCCGATGGCCGCAGTGGCGGCGATGGCGCGCTCGGCGAAGCGGGTGGGGCCGGCGCCGGTCTGGCCGATGCGGCCGATGGTGATGCCGCTGCTCATTTCTTCTTTCCTCCGAAGCGCATCAAGCCCTTGAGCCAATCAACAGGAGCGTTCTGAGGCTCTCGAACGTCGCGCGACGGGGGCATAACCGGGCGCGCGGGCTCTTTGCTCTCGACCCGAACAACCTCAGCCTGAAACTCGGCGCCCTGCTCCGATTCGATGTGGAGAACATCGGGCGCAAGTTCCAAAACGACCCGCACCACGTCGTTCGGATGAGCGATCACCTTAAGGCTCATGACGCGGTCGAGCTTCTGGCCGTCGACGAAAACTTCCGCGCTTGTGCGCAGGCCATGGCGGTTGCCGAATTGGATCCGGACGCTGCTCATGCGGTCAGCCCAAGCTGGCGGCGCGCGATGGCCAGCGCGTTGCGCACGGCCTGCACCTGGTAGTGGGTTTCGGGGCTCACGGCGACGCTGGCCGCGAACCACTGTTTCTGCTCGAGCGGCGTGAGCGCCTGCACCAGGCCGAGCAGGGCCGGTGCATCGCCTTCGGGCAGCGCGACGCTGCTGTTGGCGTGCAGGGTGGCCGCGAGCTCGTCGGCCAGCTCGGCGGCGACGTCGCCTTCCGGCTTGCGCATCGAGAGCGCCTCAGCGCGTAGCGCGGCGATGATGGTGCCGGCGGTGCGCGGCTTCGCGGAGTTGATGTGGCTCACGAGTTCGCCCCCATCGCGCGCAGCGCGTCACGCAAGCGGTCGGCGCACTGGGCGGCGGCCTCATCGGGAGTCGAGAGGCCGCGATTGCTGCAAACCTCCATCTTCACGCCATACAGCTTCGACTCCATGTCGCAGGAGCAGGCCCAGCCGCTGCCCATGTTCGACAGCCACGCCTTGCCGTGTTGCGCGATGAACTGGAGGTCGTCGCCCATGGAGCGCTGCGAGACCTTGGCGCGCGGAGGCTCGGCAGCCTCAGAGTGCGGGGATTTCTTGACCAGGCTAAACATCAGGCGGCTCCATTGCCCGCGGCGCGGGCGGCTTTGGCGAGGGCGCGGTCGATCTCGGCGGTGAGTGCGGCGCGGAATTCGGGAACGGCTTCGCGCCGCATAACGTCGCGAGCAAAGTCGAAGATCTCGAAGCGCTTGGCGTAGCGTGGAACCTTCACGAAGATCAGGAGCGGCACGACGAATCGCTGCCTGTCCCACGTGCCCTTAGCCGCCCCCTTCGCAATCCGAGAGGATTCGTTGCGTCGCCGATAAATGCCCGGCAGCAGCTTCCCGCGCGGTGCGCGAAGGGCGAATACTCCGCGGTCGCCGGTGTTGCGCTTTCCTAGCTGGTCAAGAATGGCCTTCATGGTTCGGCCCGAAACGTTTCCGCTGCTGTCGAGCCGGGTGCCGTTACCAGGCACGACGGCGAAGCCCGGCGGCAGGTAGCCCATCGAACGCAGCGCCACCTCGCTGCGCTTGAGGCGCCGCTCGCCACCAAGAACCTGCTGCTGCAGGTAGACCTGAGGCGCGATGCCGTTCCCGGCTTCGTCGCGCAGGAAGACTCGCGCGATGGGGTTCGCTTTGGTGGCTCGGCGCACCAGCACGGCGTTGCGGGTGAACGGCGTGGGCCGGTCGAAAACCTGCGCGGCCTTCGTCTTCCAGGCGTCGCGGATCTTGAACGCCACGTTGTTCGTGGCGCGGCCGGTGGCAAAGCTGATGCCCCGCTCATTGAGAGATCGCAGTTGCTTCACCAGCCCCTGAAGCTCACTGGTGTCGACGCGGACATCGATGCTCACGGCGCCCTCCGGATGATGCTCGGGTCGAGGCCGCGCAGGACGAGCCCCACGGCCCGCTCGGCGCGCCAGGTGGCGTAGGCCTTGCGGGCGTACCAGCCGGCCGCCACGCCGCACAGGATCAGCACCAGGGCGGTCATGCCGGCACCCCGGGCTGGGACTCGACCGGGCGCGGCGGGCGGGCGCCGGCGGCGCAGAGCGTGTTCAGGACGCTGGCGGCGAGCACCTCGACGCGGGCGGCCGTGGCGCTGGCCGTCTGCAGCGACAGTGCCAGGCGGCTGTTCTCGGCCTGGGCGTCGGCGAGGGCGCGCTCGGTGGCGCGCCAGCTCTTGGCCATCGCGCGGAACGTTGCCGCGGAGATCAGCAGGCCGGCCGAGGTGTGGTCGTCGGCGAGCTGCTCGAGGGATTCAGGGGTGGCGAAATCGTTGGACATATCAGCTCCGGAAGCGGCGGCGCTCGTGCGGGGTGAGCCGCGGCGCATTCGCCGGCGGCAGGTGGTGGACGTTCGGGTTCTCTTCGGTGGGCTCGTGGCCCTTCCCGCGGCGTTCGGTGCTCGGATCCCTGCTGGCAATCCACCCGGCGAAGCCGATGCCGATCGACACGCCGAAGCACGCGCAGACGAACGCGAAGGCGAGCAGCTCGCCGGCGCTGAGGGGGACGATGCTGCTCATGCGCTCACCGCCCGCAGGCGCGGCAGTGGGCGGCCGCGAAGCGCGCAGCAGCCGACGTGGATGGCCCAGCCGGCGCTCGCGCGGCCGATCAGCAGGGCGTCGATGGCAGCCGCAGCGGCGGCGCGTGTGGCCTCGTGGGCGTGGCCCTCGGCCTCGCCGCGCAGCCGGATGGCCTGGCGCACGGCCGCGGCGTCGCGGGCGCGGTGGACGGGGAAGGGCAGGACAGCGGCGGTGTGCATGGCGGGCCTCCGAGGTGGAGGGCCCCCGGCGCCGAGGGGTGCGGCGCCGGGTGGCCCTGCGGCCAGGGGTAGGCCGCAGGGAGAGCATCACCTAACGTGATTCCGGTTGTCAACACGTAGCGTGATTTTGATGAATCACGGGCTGGGGGTAGTCTTTTCGCGACCTACAAGGAGGTTCCTATGTCGCTGACTCAGTGCCCGGCTTGTGGAGTGCCGGTCTCCAAAGCCGCTGCAGCTTGTCCCGCTTGCGGGCATCCGCTGAAGGCGAAAAGCAGCGGTTGCGGACTGCTGATTGCTCTCTCGCTCGGTGGCGTGGCGTTCCTGATGCTATTGGGAACCTGCTCGCGCTCGGGAAACAGCAGCCCAGCCTCGCCGCCTGCAGCAGAAAGCGAGGTAGCAGCCCCGGTTGCGGCCATTGTCCCGCCGACGCCTGAAGAGATCGCTGCTGCGCGGGAGGCGAACGCTGTTGAGGCTGCACGGATTCGCGAGGCGAAGCCGCCGCAGTGGATCTACGAAGAAGACACGGATGCAATGAGCGATCGAGTCAATCGAACCGCTGTAGTGGGTTCGGAGAACTCATTCGAATTAGGTTTCCCTTATGAGGGCAGACAGTACGGTGCGCTGATCATCCGGCAGCACCCGCGGTACGGAGTCGACGCCATGATCTCGATATACAAGGGGCAGATGCTCTGCAGGTACAACGACTGCACTGTCGATGTGCGATTCGATGATGGCCCCGTTCGCTCTTGGCAGATGAATGAGCCCGAGAGCAACGACAGCACCATGCTGTTCTTCCAAAATCCTCGGGGTTTCATAGAGCAGATGCGAGGCGCGCAGCGCGCTCGGGTTCAGATCAAGCTGTTCCAGAATCCGCCTGTAACTCTCGATTTCACCGTCAAGGGCTTTGACAACGATCGTTGGCGCAACGGACCGCAAGCTGCTAAGCCTGAAGGCAATGCGTCAGCTCCAAGCGAGGGACGTTCTTAGTCTTCCCAGCTCGCGACCCAGCGCACCCGGCCGACAATCTCAAGATCAGGGTCGTGGACGTCGACGTACCATTCGGTCCATTGCGGGTCGGATTTGTTGTCGCTGACGACGCGATACCGAAGGCCTTCGGGGAATAGGCGCTTCACGAAGGCCTCGTCGCCCTTCCGGATGACGTAGACCTTCCCAGGGCGAACGGTGGTGTCTGCACGATCAAAGAGCAGGGCGTCGCCGTCGCGGAGTCTTGGCAGCATTGAATCGCCGCGCACGTAGCCAACTGCGCTTGTCTTGGCGCTGATGCCCTTTTTCCGAAGGCTGGAGGCCTGAAACATCAGCGAGCCCTTGGCGGGCATGTCGAAGTTCATTGCTCCGCCGCCGGCGGCGACCTCGAGGTCGAAGACCGGGACTTCGACTAAGTCATGGCTGAGTGGCGGTAGGCCCGCATAAGCCCTGAGTTCATCGCGTTCTCTGACACTTCTCTCGTGTCGGCGCGAGATGTATTCGTCTTCTGCACTTGGGTACTCACCGAACAGTTCAGCGACCGTGACTTCGAGCGCGGCAGCGAGGGCGCGAATGTCCGCTTCGCTGGGCTCTCTGCCGCTTTTGCCGGTGCTCTCATAGTTCGCGACGCGGCTCTGGCCGCGCCACCCGCAGGCGTGTGCTAGCTGTTCCTGAGTCAGTCCCTTGGCTTGGCGCAGCGCTTTGAGGTTCGACGCAAAGCTCATATGCACATTCTTCACAAAGCGTGAGGCGCGTCTAACACGTTGGGTGTTGCATTGGGATCACGTTCCGTGATTTGATCGCGGCCATGGACCCGATCACCCCTTCCCTCAGCCCTCTTCTGGCAGCCATCAAGGCCGCCGGCTCGGTTACCGAGCTGGCAGGGCGGCTTGGTGTGCGCCAGAGCGCCGTTTCGAACTGGCTGGCCCGTGGAGCTGTGCCTCCCGAGCGCTGCGGCGCCATCGAGGCCGCGACTGAAGGAGCTGTTCGTGCTGAGCAGCTCCGGCCTGACGTGGAGTTTCAGCGCGACGCCGATGGCGTTGTCACGGCGTACGTCGTCCCCGTCCTCGCGAAGGCGGGCTGAGCCATGGCCCGGCGCATCGACCCCACTGCTAGCCGCATTGCCCAAGCCCTGTCGCTGATGAGCCACGGCGCCTCGAAGGCGCTGGCCCACGCCTGCGGCATCCGCCCGCAGAACCTGACCCGCTGGAAGCGCTCCGGCCGTATCCCGGCTTGGCATTGCCGGACGGTCGAGGAGCACACCGGCCTGAGCCGTCACGAGCTGCGCCCTGATGTGTTCGGTACCCCCGAGCAAGCCGGCGCCGCGCTGGCCAAGGCGGGCTGAGGTGATGAACGTGCCAACGCTCCCGATGCAGCTCGCGTTGCACTCGTCGCCTGCACTTGCATCCGCCATTGCGGACTTGCGCAGCGTGGCGTGCGTCGAGTCAGCGGCCGAGTTTCTTGAACATGTCCTCGAGCTTTTTGAGCTCGGCCTGGGCTTTGTCTGCGCCGTCTCCGCTGATCTCGATGGCCTTGCCGCAGTGCGGGCAGGCGATGCGGTTGTGGTGGTTGAGCCCACTGAGGCGCTGCTTGAACTTGCGGCCGCAGCCCGGGCAGGGAACTTCGAGTTCAGGGTCAAGCATGGGGTGGCTCCGTGATGGTCGCGACGCTCTGGCGAGCCCGAGGCTATCACGGGGCTGCCACTTTTCCGGCGGCCGAGCCGGCTCCCCTGGCGAAGGCGGGGTGAGCCGATGAGCCTCCCGATTACGGCCGCACCTGAGCAGCAGCGCGAGGAGACGGGCGCCGGCCTCAGCTCGTTTCCCACCCCAGATCCCGGCCAATCAGTCGAACCAGCGTGTTCCGCTCTGTCCGCATCACCTGCCAAGCCCGATCGAGCTGGGCTTCGGTCAAGGGTCGCGGCGTGGCTTCGCCGGCTTGCTCGGCGAGTTGAAGGGCCAGGTGCGTCAGCGCGGTCACCGCAAGCACCTGCAACGAAACCTCGCCCTCGTCCGAGAGCGTGGTGATCGGCTCCTGTTGCTCCTCCCCCAAGTCTTCGAGGTCGTTCATGTCTATCAATCCTTTGGCGGTTTACGTGCTCGCGCCCCAGGGCGCAGGGAAGTCGCGCAACGCGGCCGAGCTGGCCCAGCTGTTGGGCTGCACCACGGTGGTCGACGATTGGGACGGTAGCAGCCCGGTGCCGGATGGCGCCTTGGTGCTGGGCCAGACCAGCGTCCTCGCTGGTGCGATGGCGGAAGCCTGAGCGATGCGCGCGAAGGCTGAACAGCACCGCGATCAGCCGGCCGTCGAGGCCGTGCAGCGCGCGGAGGGTGATGTGGGCGTCCATGCCGGCCATCGTCTGGCCTGCCATCGGGAATCAATGGGAACTCCTCGTCACGGTGTTTCCCGATGACCCCGGCCCGCCAGCTTTCCCTGGTGTTTGAGCCGGGCCTCGCTGCCCGCTACCAGAGCCTGCGCGACGTGGTGGCCCACGGCGTCTATGAGCGCGGCCTCTCGGCCGTGGCCGGCAAGGTCGACATGGCACCGTCGAAGCTAAGCGAGAAGCTGGCCGGCGGCAATGATCGCCCGCGCGACCTCGGCATCGAGGAGTTCGAGCGCTACCTCGAGAAGACCCGCGACCTCCGGCCCATCTACTACCTCGTCGAGCGCTTCCTCGAAGACCCCGGCGTGCAGCAGGCCGAGGCGATGGCCCAGCTCAGCGAGCTGGTGAAGCTGCTCCCCGCACTGATGAGCGCGGCTGGCGTTACGCCGGCCAATATCCCAAGGAAGCGCTGAGCCATGCCAGACCACATGGACCGCGTGCAAGACGCGGTGCAAGCCGCCACCGACGCTGCCGTTGCCCAGGCCACGGCGCCCAAGCGTGGCGCCTCCCATTGCGAGGAGTGCGGCGAGCCGATCGGTGAGTACCGCATGGCCTTGGGTGCACGCCTGTGCCTGGTGCACCAGCGCGAGGCCGAGCAGCGCCAGCGCTTCACCGCCCGAGGGTCGCGTCGATGAAGAAGCGCAAGGTGCCCACGCGCCACCTGCTGGCTGGCTATGCCGCGCTGTATGGCCCGTCGACCGATCGCAAGAAGGCCGAGGCCGATCGCCTCGCTGCCGACTACTGCCGCCGCGTCCAGCGCGGCGTGCCGCTGAACCCGCTGCCGGCCGATGGGCCGCAGTGCCAGATGTTTGTTGAGGGTGGAGCGGGGACCAGCCGGCGGTGTCCCCACGACGAAACAACACCGGCAGACGAGGCCAGGTCTTCCCGCGTGGCGGGCGCCAGCGTGATCGGCGACTCCCTGCCTGGTGACTCGTCGACCTATTCCGACGCGGCGTGACCGCCCCGTCTCCCCCATGAAGGAAGTGAGCGCGACACGCATGCAAAGCCCTACTGAACAGCGGTGGCCGGTTGATGGGTCCTTCCTAGCACCCCCGCACGCGGGTAATTCGGAC